ATAATCATTATTCGATTGTTGTTTATTTTGGGATGAATTCAACGCTTTATTTAAACTATTATTAGACATCACATCCGGTTGATTTTGTGTAACAGGAACTGATGAAACTGACGTATTGGGTTTATTAGGTGTAATATTACTATTTGGTGTAACATTCTGAATTGCAGTTAAACCGGTATTAATTGCACTGGCACCTGTATCTACGACTGCTTTCCCACCTTCAGCGCTGACATCAATAACCTGACCGGTTACTTTACCAAAAAAACTAGAAATAAAATTAACAACTGGACCCAAAATATTATTTAATTGTTCTGTTCCTTTCGCTAAATAAAGAAATATATTAAAACCTAAAAATGTTAAAATTAATATTACTAACAACCATGTTGTCGCGTTCATATTTTTGATACTATCTAAAATTCCTTCACCACTACTTGATGATATAGTTGATGTACTACTAGATGATGAAAAATTAGGCATCGATGGCAATGAATTATCACTCGACTGTAAAATTGAATTAGTTAAACTATTAGAACTCATTATAATAAAAATATATATATTATTTTATTATAATTCGCGCATTATTTAAATGTTAGTAAATACATGAATTTATTTAGATCACCGAGGATTTCATCGCGAATATTAAATAAATCTGAATTGCTCATAGTACTTAAAGCTCTGTTATTATCTAGACCAACTAAAATGCTTTTAATTGACATTATTTTTGATTTTAAACTTTCTTGTGAATTTAAATCGATTAATTTAATAGTTTTATTATTCATCAAATCAATTCTAGAACCAGTTTTACCTAAAAGAACCTCTATAAAATTGTCAATATGGTCATTTAAAGAAGCGTAAAGTTCATCGGTTGCTTTATGAGTTGCGTAACTATGTGTTTTCCAATGAAATAATTTAATCATTATTAGCATTTCTAGAAATAAAACTGTAATTTGTTTTTGAAACGCAGTTAGTGATGTACCTCGATTTTTACGAGAAATAATGTTATTTGTTCTTCTTCTAAAAGTTTTTGGCATTATATAAATATTAAATATTAAATATTATTTTTGTTTATTTATATTTATTTATTTATATTTATTTATAATCTTGGAATAAATGTCTCTCCAAATGAATTCATCTTCTCTAATTTTTCTATTGTTTTTTCTAAATTTGATGACTTTAGGTCCTTAAATAGATAATCTGTTCCGGGAGATACTTCATTCTTTTTTATTTGTTTATATACCATATCAATTTTTGACAAAACATTGCTTACTATTTCTTGTTGTGATTTTCTTATTATTTCCTCATCAACTGATATATTTTCACATAAAAGTGAAACTACAAAATACAATATGTATTTGCGTTTTTTATTACAACCACTTGTATATTTTAATGTAAATAATTGTAACAATGCGTTAATGATCTTAACTATAATTTTTGATCGTTTATTCGCTTCCTTTAAAAATATATCCCAAACTATCCATATAATATCCATTTGATTCTTACTATCAACCGGAATTTGTGATCTTCTCTCGCATTTACATTTTTCTTTTCTATTTTTACAAACAGTCTCAAATTCTATTATCCATTCAATCCAATAACAAGCGTTAATAATATTTTTTCCATCAGCAGATATATTGTACGCTAATTCATTTATAGAAACAAACAGTTCCTTTGGATCATCTTTTAAAAATACATCATTTGCATAATTAATTGTAGGTGCTTTAAAACGATCTGTCATTTGTGTCATATCAAAATCTTCTTTTCTTATTTTAATATTATCAAAACTATGTTTTCTTTTAGCGTCACATAAAATACACATTATTTCGCAAAATAATCGCCGTATTTTCTCACTATTTCTTAATCTCAATTCATTATCAGTGTAACCATTATTAATAATATCCTTAAAATTATTTATTCTCAATTCTAGATAAATTGCTATTTTAGGATTGCCTAAATGTATGTATTTACTATAAAAAAATAAAATGATTTCCCATAATTCAGTATAATGACCAGCGCAAATTAATTCAGCGCTCCAATAGCACGCTGGTTCTATTTTAGAATTAGTCAAACTATTTAGCAATTCTTTTCGAACATCTGTTTTTTTGAAATTAGAAAAGGTTATTCCTTTAAAATCTCCTGGACCTCTTATATCATTAATTTCTGAATCGGACATATAATAAAAAAATATACAAAAAAAATAACAACAATACATATAGATGAAAAATATGGATCCATTAAAATCAATTTCAAATATTTATAGCAAATTGTCAAATTTTGGAAAAGTTCTAATATTTATTACTTTGTTTTTGATTACAATCGTGTTTTTTAAATCCATAGAAATACCAAATCTTAATAAAGAAGGATTCCAAACTACAGATAAGTTTTTATTCAAATCAGGTGATGAGGTATATGATGATTTTTACGCTAGTATTTATGATTATTTAGTTTTTAATGTTATTAAAAACGATTATGAAATTGGTGAAATTGTTAACAAAACTAATGCTGATGAAACCAGTGTTATTTTAGATGTTGGTTGTGGAACCGGACATCACGTTGATGCTCTAAGTCAGCAAAATTTAAAGGTTCTAGGTATCGATATTTCTCCATCAATGATTGAAAAAGCGAAAGCTAACTTTCCTGGTAAAAATTTTTCAGTTGCAAACGCTTTAAACAGTAGTCAATTTAATCATAATGTTTTTACACATATCCTTTGTTTATATTTTACTATTTATTATTTCCCAGACAAACGTCAATTCTTTGATAATTGTATAGATTGGTTGATGCCTGGTGGATATTTAATTGTACATTTAGTAGATAGAGAGAAGTTTGACCCAATTTTACCACCTGGTAATCCATTATATATTGTATCCCCTCAAAAGTATGCTAAGGAACGCATTACCACTACTAAAGTGACATTCAATGATTTTGTTTATAATTCAGATTTTAAATTTGATAAGAATTCCAATATAGCTACATTTGATGAGAAATTCAAGTTTAATAATGGTAATGTGCGAAAGCAAGAGCAAAAATTGTATATGGAAGATACTCAGGATATTTTAACAATAGCGCAACAAAGTGGATTTATTTTACAAGGTAAAATCGATATGGTTAATTGCGCTTATGAAAATCAATATTTGTATATTCTTGTTAAACCTTCATAAAAACTTAAATATAAGTTATTTAAAATAAAATATAAGATTCTCAAATAATATGATTGAATATTTATCATACATATTATTTTTCACTACATTAACAATTTTTTTTATCTACATTTTTATTCGCCTCAAATATGGTTTTTGGGCGGTCCAACCTGTATTTCATGTTTATGATTTATTCTATATGTTTAATCCACCTGGTATAATTTACAGCGCGCTACCAGAAAAAAACAAATATACAAATTTTAAAAATGTTGAAACTGTTTTGTTTTCAGAATTATCAAAATTAAAACAAACAAGACTAGTTAATTTTATTCAATCAAATTATTTACAAAATAAAGATAATGTTTTCTCTCCTAAATCAGAAAATATAATTCCATATTTTACCGGACATAATACAAAATCATTTATATCTTTTTATAATGAAGATATATTGATGATGGATGTTAAAACAAATACACTTATTAGCGACAAAAAAATAATTGGTATTATGACTACACGTCCTATTCATATTATTATTAATAATGATTCTAATTTAAACCCAAAGGGTATAAATTTTGACGCATATTATGTCGATTACTTATGTGTTGATAAAATGTATAGAAAAAAAGGAATAGCGCCACAAATTATTCAAACTCATGAATATAATCAAAGACATCTGAATAAAAATATAGTTGTATCTTTATTTAAGAGAGAAGACGAATTAACGGGAATTGTGCCATTATGTGTATATTCAACATTTGGATTTTCTGTTAATAAATGGACGAAACCAAATGATCTTCATCCATCCTATAAACTTTTAGAAGTAAATCCTCAGAATTTTCATTTTTTATTTGATTTTATTAAAAATAACAGTAATAAATTTGATATTGTTATTAATACCGAAGTCACAAATATGATTGAACTTATTAAATCCAAGAATATTTTTATTTATACTATCTTATTAAATGATGAAATTATATGTGCGTATTTTTTTAGAAAAACATGTACGTTTGTCGAAAAAAATATGGAAGTGTTAAGTTGTTTCGCTTCTATTAAAGACTGTGATGATAATATATTTATACAAGGATTCAAAATAAGTTTTTGGAAAATTGCTTCTGAAAATTATTTTGGATTCGCGGCAATCGAAGAAATATCTCATAATAATATTATTATCGATAATATTAAAAATAAAACGAATCCTCTAATAATAAGTCCAACAGCGTATTTTTTTTATAATTTCGCATATCCAACTTTTCGTTCAGAAAAAGTTTTAATAATAAGTTAAACCAGTAAATATTTAAGACTCATCAGTCGAACACTCATCAGATGAACATTCTTGACACATCTTACCTAATTCTATATATCTATCTCTTTGTTCCTTATCTAATGTTCTACACTTCTTTATTAAATGATTTGTTAGATTTAGATTACTTATATCATCTTTTAAATTCTGTGGAGGGGTAAAAACTTGTGCGCTATTCTCCAATAAGAATATTTGATTCTTTTTATTGTAATATAAAATCGGGTTTCCATCATCATCCATCTCTATTATACCACAAGTACAATAATCTTGATGTTCAACCTCCTCACCTTTTTTACATCTCGAGTCAATAACATCAACATCATTCATATATTCATTAAAAAAATCGTGCGCCTCTTCTCTATTATTAAATAAAAATATTTTGGGTGGATTAATTGTTATTGATGTTATTCTTGTTCTTGTCTTATCGTCTTCATAATATGGAAATTCGTAACATCCATCATGTCTACAATGAACTATTATATATTTTGCCATTATTCTTACAAATATATAATAAGTATGGTTTAAATCGTTTACATATATTTATTTATTATAATCATATGTAGACATATATATTATTTAACGAACATATTTTCCAACTTTAGCAAATGAATCAACGATAAAAATTATAAATATTCCTAAAAAGGAATACAATACTACCTCTTCTGTAACATTATTTGTTCTTTCATCTTGTTGGTCTTCTAGAAGTGATATCATATAGTTTATTTTTTGTAGTAATACATCCTGACTAGGTGCGGCATTATTCATTGCTGTATCATAATTCATCTTATGATATAATCTATTAGCAGGATTATTATTAGGATTATTATTGGAATTATATCCAGGTATCATCTTTTTATAATATTCTTCAACCGTTTTACTATCACCATAATTGCTGTAATCATTTAAATCCAAATCGTCGTTTCCTTGATTAGTTGGTTGAGGAGCTCTTCCTAATGTTCTAAACATTATGTCATTTTGATTTGTCATATTCATCATTTGTTCAGTAGCAATTGTTTTATTTACACCCGCCGATATTGGTTTTGCTGGAGGATTAAAGTTTCCTAGATTCGATTTATTTTCATCATCATCGGTTCGTTGATTTTTGTGAACTGCTTCTAAAACAGAATTTACTTTTCCAGTATCAAAATTTTCTTTATAATAGTTTTTCTGTGTTTTATTATGTGTTATTGATTGTTTTTTTTTAGTTAAATAATTATCAGAATCATTATTGATATTTGAATTTTCATCATATATAGCGGCATTAAATGCTAAAGACATTCTTAATAAAAATTTAGATAATAATTTGTTGAATAGTCTTAATATATTTTTTATTTATTTCAAAATAATTATATTCGGTTATTTATATTATGGAACTTAACATTGTGAATAAAAATAATCTAGGAGTTGTTTTTGCTCTTATATTAGTTGTTATTTTGAGTCAATCAAAGTTTTTCAACTTTTTACTAGATACTGCTTTAGGAAGAGCAGTTTTGATTGTATTTATTATATTTATTAGTTATGCGAACAAAATTTTAGGTGTTGTTACTATTTTATTTATTATAATTATGTTTAACAACAGTGATATTGGTTACATGGAAGCGTTTACACCTAATTTATCTACTACAAATACAAAAATGAAAACAAATAATGACATCAATACTGCTTCTCCTGTTCCTGTTTCTCCTTCTCACCATGTTGAGAAAGAAAAAGAAAAAGTAAAGGCAAAAACAACTGCTGCGGAAGGTCATGATATTGTCGGAACAGAACAAACTATCAAACGTGGTAAACAATCAAATCAAATACCTGCCACGAAAACTACTGGTGTAGAAAATTTTGCACCATTTAGCGGTAGTTATTCTGATTCATATTCATCATTTTAATTTTTTAGTATAATGTAATTATATATGAAATATTTCACGTATTATTGTATATTTGTATGTATTATTTTATTTTTCGCTTATATAAATACTAAGAAAGAAGACGAAATGGAGGCGTTTACACCAAAAATACGTGAATTGTATCGTCCATATATAAGAAATGCGCGTATTATTTCTGAAGGACTATATGAAAAACATAGTAGTAATATTTCTAACCTTTTTAGAAAATTTGGGATAATGTAATTTTTACATAAAAATATAATAATATATTATTTTAATATGGCAAATACAAATTCAAATAATAGTCAACAAAATATGCAACAGCAACAGCAAATTTCTCAATTACAATTTGGAGGAAAATCTTCTATATTTACACCATTGATGAACGGGTTTAGTTATGTTAATCATCACATTATGTATTTAAATAATAGCAAGTTTTTTGCTGGTGTTATTATGATTCTTCTTAACGTTGGATCCAAATTTATCACTATTCAATTTAGCAAGTCTACTGAAGAATATATGAAATGGACAGTAAGTAAACAACTTCTAGTCTTTGCTATGGCATGGATGGGTACACGTGATATATATGCGGCACTCGGGTTGACTGCTGTATTTACTATTTTGTCCGAATATTTATTCAATGAAGAAAGTTCAATGTGTATTGTTCCACAAAAATACAGAATTCTTGAAAAAATAATAGACACTAATGATGATAATGTTGTTAGTGATCAAGAAATATCTGCTGCTATGGCAGTTTTAGAAAAGGCGAAGAGAGATAAACAAAGAAAAGAACAAAAAGAAGCGTTTTCTAAATTTAATTTTGAAAGATTTAATTATGATAAATAAATATTAAAATGTCTATTAATTCTAATATTTATTCATGTCTTATGGTCTTATTATGTTTACCTAAATAAATTTTTTTATCATCTTGTTGTTTTCTAGTTCCACCCATTTTATTATTAAGTTTTACATAAGTAGAAACATTTGGTACATTTTTTCTTGTTACATTATTTAATTTATTATCAGTTGGTTGATTTTTCACAGTCTTTTTATTAGAATAATCATAAACAGGAGGTATTGTATATTTTCTACCAGTAAAATTAGAAAATGATTTTCTTACAGTATTCCATTTTTGTACACATTTTGATTGATTTAACTCTTCTGGTGTCAGTGGTGAACCCTTTTTTAATTCCAATTCTACCGAAATATAGTAACCTATCTTTGATAAATCAGGTGTTTTTAAAAAACTATTTGACGCTGGGTATCTATTATAATTGTTATAATTGTTATAATTATTATTATATTTATTATATTTATTATAATATTTACTAGCGCCACCTTTTATAAATCCAGCAGCAGTGTCATATCCTCTTGATGTTATAATATCTCTTAAAGCAGTTGTCTTAAACCATGTATAAGCGTTATCAAAATATGTCCATTTTGTTGACGACGCAGGTTTGTCTAATAAAGATATAAACGCTAGATAAAACCCGACCATTATTTGAGTATAAAAGACAAAATTGTCACGATTATATCTACCAGTATCTAGATATTTTAAATAAAAAACTGTGTATAATATGTATAACGGTGGCGAAAATTGTATACTGTTTTTGTTAAATATAGTAAATACAAATATGGATGATTTTGCACCTGGAATATTTGGTTTTAATTTATAAGAAAATGTTATTATTCCATAGTAATCCTTAAATGGACTACCAATCGTTGTTTCTTTACATAAAAATAAAACCTTATTCCATTTTCCGTAATTTAATCCATTTGTTTCATTTACATCATAAAATATATTATTATCAATATTAATTAGTCCACTAGGTCTCGCATCTCCAGGATTAATATTTTCTATTTTTTTCGAAACAACAATTATACCCAATTTTGACACAATATTCAAAGCTTGTATCACTTCATCACCTGGTAACAAATAATTATCACTTAATATATATTGTCTTATTGATTCAGCGTTATTATTAACGGAAGTAAATGGACTTAATCTATTCGCCATTTCAGCAGGAGTCATATCTTCTAGTTTTTTGGGTTTAATTAATCCAAACGTATAATTATTTTTAAATATACTATCTACTGTGGTATTATACAATGAAACATAATTTGGATCAAATGTTCCAGTTGCCGGATTTACCTCAGTTTCGACCATAACTGCGCCGGATGAACGTGCCATATATTCATCTATATTTCTAGTAAATTGATTATTAAAATCAAGATTTAAAGCAGCGCTTACATTTTGCGCGTTTACTATCAAATTACCCAAAATAGCGTTGTGACTTTGTAAATAATCTATTAATACTTGTTTTAAAATTTCTGGAGTTATTTCTAGATCACCTGATCCACCTCGCCCCTTAATTATAATTAAGTTTTCTGACACGCCTAATTGGTTATTTAATTGTTGAGAATTATAATTGTATTGATTTATAGCTTTAGCAACTGTTATAAAAAGGTTTTCTGGAGAAGAAACACGCAAACCAATCGATCCATAATTTGTACCTCCAATAGTGCCTCCAACTGTTTGATTATATGCACTTTGACTCAACCCTTGCGCTGAAATTGTAATATCCGTTATACTACGTTGAATCTGTTTTATATCTGTTACGGAAGTTTCTACTTGATTATCAGGCATACTAGTCATTTCTGTAAATAACGTGGCAAAATTTGCATAAAAACTTGGACCTACTTGAGCGAAAATATCACGAAAGAATTTTGTGTTAATTTTACTACCACCTTTATCAAAATCAATTCTTGGAGGAGAAAATGGTGTCCGCGGTCCAGAAGATGGAACTGTTACAGATTTTTTACTCGCCAAATCACTTAATATATCTTGTGGTTTGGGAATTGTTGAAGACAATCCTGATGCTACTGGAGTTCTTCCCGTTATTGCTGCTGCTGTAGGTCCTCCAGTTATCATATTCGGTGATCCTACTGAAGTAGTTGTTGGCAATAATCCTTGTACAGGAGGTGCTGGAGGTAATAATCCGGTTACATTAGTTGCAGTTACATTAGTTGCGGGTGTAGGTGGCGCAGGTAATAATCCTGCTGTAGTACTGGTTACATTAGATGCAGGCGTGGGTGACGCTGGTAATAATCCTGTTGTAGTACTTGTTACATTAGTTGCGGGTGGTTGTGTAGAATTTACTGGTATTACAGTTTGTGTAGGTCTAAAATTTTGATAAGGATTAATATTTTGATAAGGTCTTAAATTATTATACGGTGATCCTAATCCTAATCCTAATCCTGGACCACCAGTTAAAGGTGACAGTCCTCTTGCGACCGAATATTTCTGTGGAGGAGGACCCTTATAATTTGGTCCCGTTAATAAATTTTTGGGTAAACTGTTTATTTGTTGTTGTCCACTTATTATATCATCGTTTACAAGACTAGAATATACATATGGATTTGTTATTTTACTCATATCAAAAGTTACTGGTTTTTGTTTTACGTCTACAGTCCAATCACCTGGTGTCCATTGTACATCAGCAATATAATATGTTTCACCATTAATATATATCGGAGTATTTATACCAAAAAGCACTCTTAATGTAACTTGTATATTATTATTAACAATACCTTCTTGCATCGCTTCTAATAAAGTTCTAACCTTTTCCATTCCATGAAAATTTATTAAAGATTCAAACAATCCTTTGTTAAAAAACTGTTTTATTCTCAAGTCTTTAGGCACACTATTAATAACAGATAAATCCAACTTTGTCAATGGATCAAATCTTATTGTAGTATCATTCGTATCTCGCAATGTCATTTTAGGAGTATACTGTATTTTCTGAAATCCTGGAATGCTCGTATTTAATTCTATTTTTAACTCATTCGGAACTATTTCTGTTTTTTTCACTGGTGCTTGATAATCTATTTTATTTGCTCCTAATTTAGAAGGATTACTTTTTAATATTGTTGCTTTAGACCATAAATATTTTAATAAGTTACCTCCCATTTCCAATCCCACATTTGAAATAGCGTTTAATATCTTACTTTCTTCAGGTTTTATTTGAATAATAGATAATAAACTCTCATCTATATTTTTTGTTTCAATATTTCCAAAATCATCCAAATACACGATTTGATATGTTTTACCCCCACCATACATCACAGGTTTCAAAAGACTCGCTGTTAATAAAGGTTTAGTTATCACAGATGGAACCTGTAAAATTACAGTTGTTAAAAAATTATCAGGTTCAGATTGATCATTATAAACTATAAAATATGATAATGGATTTTTAGTGTAAGCGTCATATAATTTGTCATCCATTTTTTTGCTAGTTTTTATTGACAATTTTCTTACTTGTGTCGGAAAAGTCTTGTCTTCAGCGTAATTATTTTGTTGCGAATATTGTAAAAATAAAAATTTAGATGATACTTCCTTTTTTGAATTAGATTTGTCATAATTAGCGCCAGGCATAAAATATTCAATTGTATAAGTAGTTTGTTTATTACCAAACAAGTAAAAATATTTATCTGGTGTTGTTGTTTTCAGAATATAATCCAATTCTCTTTTGATATTCATCGCAAGCAAATTGTATGGTCCCATTTCTTTATCAACATAACCTTCAAACATAGTTCCGCTTAGTAATTTATCAATATAACTCTTAACCACATTACCTGTTGTTTTTGATTTAATAGCGTCATCTGCTTTCATCAAAAATTTTGTAGCGCCACCCAAATTATTTTGACTTATAAGAAACATAGCATAATCGTAATAAAATTGAGGCACATCATTTGAAGCAAGCATATTTTTTGGGTTTAAAGATATTTTATTATAAATATTATCTATAAAATTTGTGCGCGCATTAGTTAACAGTGTATTACTAGTTTGTATATAACCTAGTTTTTTTAAAATGCGACTTATATTACAATAGTTACGCGCTTTATCATTATATGAATATAATAAATTAACAAATAACTTGTTATTATTTGTATAAGCGTTATTCCATTTAGTAACCGCATAAGTGTATTCAATTTGTGCCATTTGATAAAATTTCAATGCTTCCTCCAAAATTTCTTCAAGTTTTTCAGAAATTAAACCCTGAGTCTCTCTAATAATACCTAAATTTTCTAAAAGATTTAAATATATAATCATAGTTTCATCACCACTATTAATATTAGCGTTAATAATGTTATTATATAGTAAATTCACAGATATTTTACATATAGCATATATTTGATTTAATTCATCTTGGGCGCCATTTAATCTATCAAATAATTGGTCTGCTTCATCCGATTTTTGCTGCGATTGATAATATTTTTTTGTTGCAATGTCTTCATATAATTTTTTATTATTTATATCATTTTGTGATTCATTGAAAAAATATATAGATTCGTTTTCAATATTAATACCTTGTTCTCTAAGTTCTATCGCTTGTGTTAAAAAATACGTATATTTATCAGTAATAAATTTTGACATCTTACTAACTATTTTATAAAATAGGAATGATATATTAAAAGGTGGAATATTATAGTCTATATAATTATCTATCACACCATTTATATATGGAATTAATCGAGAATTAAAATAATATACATCATTAAAACCTTTTTCTTGAATACTTAAAGTATTAAGTTCTGTTTGAGCGTCACTTTTTTCTTGAGGTGTTGATCCGGGATTATTTATTATTCCAACTAGCACAATTTTTCGGTCCTTTATAGTATTATAAGTTGTCGAATCTGTATTTTTTAATACATTTGTTTGTGATTGTTCTGTAGTATTTGATAAATTTTCTACCTGTTTTACCCAATAATCAAAATCATTAGGTGTTAGTGTATTAGGTGCTAAAACAGCAGGAATTGGATCCGTACGTTTTGGAGTTATATCCTTGTAGACCTTTTTATAGAATTTATCTTCGTCATCCCAATATTTTATTGATTTTTTAAAATCACCTTCAAATTCAATTAGTTTTGTATAAATAGAGGTTACTTTATCTAGCAAAACTGTATAATTTTTTCCAGCGTCTTGCGACCTTAATGCCGGTTCAACATTGTATTTAAAAAAAACAGTTGGGTACTCTGCAAGAGAATCTGGTAATTTCGCCTCTAGATTTTTTATCACAACACTATTTATTGATTTTTCAGTTTTTGAAACCAGTTCTATATTTATTATTCGAATTGGTATATAATCTACTAAATTCTTTCCGATAAATGATGTTGGATAAATATAGTTTTGAAAAAATATTTTACATGATTCAGGGTGTTTTTTATATAATTCATACATATTAGAATCAAAATTAGTAATATTTTTATCAATAAATGGGTTTATTTTATATTTTGATTTGTAATCTATTACAATATACTCAGTAGTTGTATTTTGTTTTAAATATTTTTTATTCACCAAAAATATATGATTTCTTGATACTTTTTTTGTTATATTTTTTATATTAATTTCATCTAGAGAAACTGAGTTAATAAGATCACCTTCTACATTTTTTTTGTCTTGTATAGATGCTTGAATATCGTTTTTTGCATCATCTAACTCTTGTTTAACTGTATCAAAATTATTTTTAGCGTCATCTTGTTCTTGTTTCGCTTGTGCTTGTAATCTATTTAAACGTTCTCTTTCTTGATGATTTGTTCCAGGTGGAAGTGATTCAAAATCATATTGTGCATCTCTATATTTATTATCTGCTTTAGTTAAATTACTAATAGCAGTTTGTAGTTCTTTCTTCAAATCATAATATTTATTATATTTATCTCTTACATCTTGAGCTGCTTGAGTAACTGCTAACTGTTTCGCTTTATATTTTGCTTCTGCGCTCGCTTTTGCTTTGGTTACATCCGTAATATAATCGTAGTCTTTATAATAATAACCAGTTACATTATTTCTCGTATCAAATTCATAATCCGGTAAATATCCTAAAAACTTATCTGTTTGAATAAACGCTACAGGTTTATATTGAACAGTAAAAGTATCTAAATCTTCTTTGGAGTCAAAATTTGGTATTTCGAATAAAATATTACTGTTTATTAAGATATATATAGAATACATACTTTTATAACTTTGATAATGATTATAGTCAAATGGTGTAAATACAGTTAATGTTCTTGATGTTTGTTTTTTTTGTATCATTATAAGATTATTTACAGTATTCTTTGGGTACAAATTTCTAACAACTTGTCCGGTATTAGGATTAACATAAACTATAATATAATTATTTGTGTCTGAAGGATCTTGTTCAATATTAGCGACCTCGAGTGTTCCGTCACCAATAGGATCAACTACCAAAATATCTTGGTCCGGTTTATATTCACTATATTTGAAAGGCATGCCTTTATTTAATTTAAAATCAGGAACAAATAAGTTATCTGTTTTTGCGCTTAATGGACTAAATTTTGAACTTATAAATATATTTTTTTTATTTATATTGCTTATCGAACTGTCGTCAAATGTTATTATTATAACTGCTGTATCTACTGTTATACTATTAACATGATGAAATATGTATGTATTATCACCATTTACACAAAATAAATCCGACGATGTTTTATCAAAGTCAGTGCTTTTTACAGGACTAACTAAATCAACATTATCTTTAAAAATAGACAATTTATTTTCTCTCAAAAGTTTATTAATCGTGTTTTCATCAAGTGTTTGTAATTTAGGTCCTGTTTTTGTAAACAAATCAGACTTACATATTACAGCATTTAAATTTGGTTTAAAGGTAATATTGAAGAAATCTATGTCTCTAACATCTATATTTAAAACATGATCTAATTTATAATATGTATTTCCATCAAAACATGCGTATAATTTAGTAAAATCTCTATTTGTAATATCATAAGGATAATAGTTTGACACTGTGGTATTTTCTTCTACAAAATATCCATTTGCTATAGCCGATTTAATATTGTCTTTACTAATAGGAGTCTTACAAACTCTGGATGAAGATGATGAAGATGAAGACGAAGATGAAGATGAAGAAGATGATGAAGATGATGAAGATGAAGATGAAGATGAAGATGAAGATGAAGACGATGATGAATCTACTTTGATAAATACTGGACTTTTATTAAGTAGTACAATAAAATTATAAGAATTACCATTAATTGTAGTTAAAAAAATTACAGGTGCGTCATATTCTCTTATTTCATTAATTAATATAACTATTTTATCATCAGAAGAAACTCTATTAAGAGTATCTAGTCCAATATATATTTCACAATTATTGTATGTAATCTTAGATGATGAAAATTTACTATACTCTAAACGTCTTAATTTAGATTTGTCATATGGAACATTAGGAACTAATACTTTTTCATTTTTAAGGTAGTTAACATACCGTGAATCACCTAGCGACTCGTTTTTTTTTGATAAATCGTCATATATTTCACGGTGTTTAGCTTCAGGTATTTTTTTTATTGTTAAATTAGTACTCATAATATTTACTGTTACAATATATCTATATAATTTAAAATTGAATACATTTTTAAAAAAATAAATATTTTATAAAACTAAAATAAATCAAAATGCTGATTCTAAAAATCGAAGGTTTGACGGAAGGTCAAATTATTAAAAGACCATCTAAACTAATTAAATCGCCATATGTTGCAGATGCGAATATAAACAACCAGGAATTTCTCGCCCACACTGCTGCACTCGGTTGTTGCGGATTATGTGAAACCGGTTCGACTATTTTATTCGCACCAATGAAAAATAAAGATGACGCTACAAAGTGTATGTATAGCGCTCAACTAGCCGTTATTAATGAAAAAAACAATGAAATAATTATTGGTATTCACCCTAAATTGGCCGAAGAATTGGTCGAGAAATCATTAACCAATAATTATTTGTCTATTTTGAAAAATGTGAAAGCATATAGACGCGAAACAGCAATATTTGTTGAAAATAAAGTAGACTCTCGTTTCGACTTTAGCGGCGTAGATGAAAATGGTGTGCCGTTTATAATGGAAGTCAAAAATGTGCCTCTTGCTGATTACGAAGATATTTGCGCTAAAGATAGAAAGGGTAAGTGTTACGATGATAGAGAATATAATACGAAAGTCGCATATTTTCCTGACGGTTATAGAAAGAAAAGTTCGGACACAGTAAGTCCAAGAGCATTAAAACATATTAGAGAACTTACATTAATAAAAAAAGAATCGAAAACTCGTTGTATAATGTGTTATGTTATACAACGAACTGATGTAGACAGATTTCAACCGTCTATTATAGATCCGCAATACAGAGAAGCGGTGAAATTAGCGATAGACGCCGGCGTAGAAATTATTACGCTAGTTGTCCAATGGACAAAACAAGGTGAAGCGTATTTCGTTAAAGATAATTTATATATTACACCATTTCTATAATTTGTAAAAATTCGTCGACCAATTCTTGGGGAATATTATTGAAATCTACTATTTTTTTATTTAATTCATATTGTTTATAATACTCCGGATTATCCGCCATTTTCTTTTTAAAGAATTCGGGATCTTCTATACATTTTTGCGCTGTTTTGGGTCCACATTTTGGGAAAACCGACGGAATATTATCGCTCGTATCACCCATAATAATTTTAATTTCAAGATCACTCTTAGGATTGCCGGTAGAACTTTTATTTTCAGCAATATTTTTATATGCGAGATTAAATAGATGTACATTATGACTATTAAGTTGTAAATAATCTTTGTCTGATGTAATAATGTAAATATTACAATCTGGTTTCATATGTGTTAATCTTTTTACGGTTATAGCAATGCAATCATCTGCTTCCAATTTTGGATGCTTTATTATTGCTTTGACGCCGCCTTTTACAAACAACTGTTCTTCATACGCCATTTTAAAGAATGGTCCACCCATAAAACCATCTTCGGCGCCGTTTGCTCGAGTTGCTTTATATTTTGGGAATAATTCATTACGCCATATATTTTCTCTCTTACAGTCTCTTCCAACAATTAAAATTGGTTCAACATCCAACTTCTTTAACCCTAATTTTTTCGCTATTTGCTGTACATGTTCTACAAATGTTTTTCTGAATTTTTCCACAAATTTTTCGTTTAGAGATGGATCTTCAAGTGGTTCTTCAGGGTACGCATTGCGCCACCAATTCATTAAAGAATAGTATCGATAAAAGCAGAAATAACTGCCGTCGATAAATATAAATGTCTGATTTTGTGATTGTTCAAGTAAAGTGTTCATCTTTTAATATAACTATACTTGAATATAATTGTTTAAACTGGTTTCATTTTTATTTTATCGGAAATATCAAGGATTAAATTTTTTAATTCTATTTGTTCTTTAATTAACTTTAATAATAATTCTTTATCCGAGACTTCATTTGATATAACATTTATACAAGTTTTTTTATGTTTTGATAATCCCTGACTATATTTGTATTGTTTTCCGCAATAACATACAAAATTATTGTTTTTTTCTTTCTTATTTTCTGTTACCATTTTATATAAAATATGTATTTTGTTTCTTTAAGTTGTTTTGGCAATTTATTATATAAAATGCAACATTTTTCAAAAATCCAAGATTATTTTGGAAAATCGATTTTTGGACATTTATTTTTGTCCATTTTTGAAAAATGAAAATACTTTTCGAAAATTAAAAACAGTGAAAATCTGAAAAATTGCTGAGACCATAAAAAAAATTAGCGTCTGGTCACTAAAAAAAGTTTTTTAATTTTGTGACGATAAATTTTTTTTAAAAATATTATTTTAAAAATTTAAATTTAAATAAAAAATGTTTATAAATATTAAGGAAATAAATGGAAAACCCAAAAACCCAAAAAAACCCGGAAAAATATATTTGCGAAAACTGTGACTTTAAAACGTCTCATAAAAATGATTATAACAGACATTTATTGACATCTAAACATCAAAAATGGGTTTTTGGAAATGAAATGGAAATATTTGGAAATGAAAAAACCCAAAAAAACCCGGACAAATATTTTTGTGAAAAATGTGATAAAGTTTATAGTACAAATTCTGGATTATGGAAACATAAAAACAATTGCAAAATGAATGTTAATGATACTAACAATAATACTGATTTAGTAAAATACTTAATGAAAGAAAATACTGAACTTAAGAATATGATATTAGACGTGTGTAAAAATAGCAAACCATCGGAACAAAATCAAATTAACTGTAATAATACTATTAATTCCCATAATAAGTCATTCAATTTAAATGTATTTTTAAATGAGACTTGTAAAGATGCTATGAATATAATGGAGTTTGTAGATTCTCTCAAAATACAACTTTCGGATTTAGAAAATGTTGGAAAACTTGGTTATGTACAAGGTATTTCAAAGATAATTGTCAGTAATCTAAATTCACTTGATGAAACAAAAAGACCTGTTCATTGTACTGACTCAAAGAGAGAAGTTTTATATGTAAAAGATGAAGATAAATGGGAAAAGGAAAACGAAGATAATTCAAAAATGAGAAAAGTAATAAAACACGTTACACACAAAAATTCCAAATTAATCAAAGAATTTAAACAAAAACATCCAGGTTGTGAGAAAAGTGATTCTAGATTTTCAAATCAATATGATAAACTAATTATTGAAGCGATGGGAGGCAAAGGTGACAACGATGCGGAAAAAGAAGACAAAATTATAAAAAATATAGCAAAAAATGTTGTAATAGATAAAACAAATATATAGAATAATATATTAGAATAAGTAATATATTATTTTTACATTATCATATTAGTATGAAATAGTTCATTAATCACTTTATCAGCAAGTGACATATAATCGTTTTTACATAAAGTAAGTGTGACACCATGTGCCATCGCTAATACCAATTGGGTCTTTACAAAATTATCACTCGGTCTCAATCCTAATTTCGCAATTTCTGGGTTACTAATATAGGTTTTAAACTCAGATAAAAACTTGTATATCTGTATTTGATTCGCGCATTTTGAATTATGTATAGTATCCTCTATAATTTCACTAGTAAACTTTAAAATATTATTACGATGTTCAACTGGCAACGTTTTTACTAATTCCAAAGGTTCGATAATACCCGAATCTAATAATTTTTCTGCGGTTACTATTGCTGGATTATTAAACATTTCTGTTAATACTTCAAATAAAACACCCTTGTACTGAGAGTCAATTTCATAAATTATACCAAAATCTAGCACACCAATCTTGTATTTATGTTTTTGATCATTGTCATCTTTGATAAATAATATATTGCCACCATGTAAATCACCGTGTGTAACCCCATGTAGCAAAGTAGTAACAAAACCAAATTTCAATACTTGTTTGGCAAATCCCTCATAATCTTCTTCTTTGACTTGATTAATTGACACGCCATCAATCTGTTCCATTAAAATAATATTTGGATATTTATCTGTTACCTCCTTATAAACTTCGGGTATTTTCACATATTTCAAATATTTACAATTGTCTTTAATTGTCAACAAATTTTGGACTTCTTCATGAAAATTCACTTGATGTTTAATAATATCTATATTTTTATTTACCACTTCCGCTAATTGATATTTTTTTATTAAAGGAAAAAATGATAAAATATACATACCAAATAATAGATTATCAATTGCGTCTTCCAACTTTCTCTCTATCATTCGTCTTTTAACCTTAATAATTACATTACTATCATCTGAAACGCGAGTTGCTTTAAAAACTAATGATATCATACCTGAGTTAATCGGATGATAGACACCATCACGTATTACTAACTGATGTTCATCCTTTAACGCATTTAAAGTATCCACATCAATATCATCTTGTGTCCACGGCGCGTTATCTGTAAATTTCATAAGCGTATTATTTATTTTTTCGTCGATTAGACTATTGTTTAGAGCAATTGCTTGAAATATCTTTACATATAAAATATTCACATATGCTAGACGCTGTGTTAGTCTATCAACAAACTTTAAATGATCAACATGAAAAAATAAATATAAGTATTCGGACGAGAAAATAAAAAATACTTTAAATAAAAACCATAATTGTTTTATAATGTTCATTTTAGTTATATCTAAAGTTTTCTATAAATTGTTTTACACGTTTAAATATTTTATTTAAAATTAGACCGACCATTTTTTCAGCAAATGGTGGGATTTCAACATAGTCTTCAAAGAGTACAGTAAATGAGAAGTCTGCTTTATGAGGACTTACAATTTCACAAACACCAATATTTTCTTTCATCGCCATTAATTTTGCGTCGTCAGGAATGCCAGGCGGTCGTTCAGAATGTATTGATTGTGATCTAAATATGATTTGTTTATCACTAATTGTTTTAGTCATATGAAGATATGAATATCTTTGTGGTAATCCTAAATCCTCGAATAAATGTTTCATAAGGAGTGTTACAACTGCTTGATTTTCACTAAGTTTTTGTAAATCGACGCTTTCATAAATATCGCCATTTAAATCATAAATTAATTTAATTAAACTAAAGTCGACAATATTTGCTATTAGAATATTTTTATTTTCCATTGAAAAATCAAGACTGTATTTTTTATTTTCTAATTTGGTAAATTTCATGCCGTCTTTTTCATATAAGATTTTTGAATCCATTTATTATAATACTGAATAATAAATTGACTTATTTAAACGACTTTAATACAATGCCTTTGCATACATATCTAACGCTTTTTTTCTCTGTTCGGAATAGTCTAAAATAGGTTTGGGATATTTAATATCTTTATGTTTTTCCCATTCTGTTTCCCAGTTTAAAATAATATCATTATCAATATCTTTAAATTCTGGTATCCATGTTTTTATATATTCGCATTTTGGGTCATGTTCTTTTCCTTGAGTAAAGGGATTAAATATTCTCATATATTGTTGACTATCCGCTCCCCCTCCCATTACCCATAAAGTGTTGCCGTTATTAGATGCCACATCATAATCAGTAAGTTTCGACGCAAAATATCTTTCACCTTTTCTCCAATCTATAAGCATAGTTTTAATTAAAAATGACATAGTAATCAATCTTGCTCTATTTACCATATATCCTGTAGTATTTAATTGTCTCATCCCAGCATCAACTACAGGAAAACCAGTCTCACCCTTACACCAAGCATCAAACCATTTTTCATTATGATGCCACTTTATTTTATCATATTTTGGTTTTAAAGCGTGACCTAATACTCGTGGAAAAGAATATAATATACCACTATAAAAATCACGCCAGTATAGTTGTCTAATAAATGGATGATTATTTTTAAAAGCGTAATAGACTTCTCTTATAGATACATTTCCAAATTTAATATATGCGCTAAGTTGTGAAGTAGGTTTTGATAGTTCATCACGAGATTTTTCATAATGTTTTATATTTTTCGCTGCTATATGAAGTTGTTTAATAGCATTATCACGTCCACCATGAACCAATATATCAGGATTTTCATTTCCAACAAATTTTTTCATCGCTTCATCAAGTGTAATTTTATTAGAAATATGAGAGTCACTTTTCTTTAATGATAAATGTCTTTTACCCGCAGGTTTTTCTACTTTTATTTTTTTAGCGGTATTGTAAAATGGTGTGAATTTTTGGTAGGGTTCGCTAGATCCATTTACAATAGTTCCAGGTTGGTGTAAGTAATAATCATAGTCGTACATAATATAAGTCTTCATACGCTCACACATTTTTATAATTTTGTCATCTCTCTCTCTAGCGTAAGGTGTGATATCTAAATTAAAACATACCAAGTTAATATCCCACGCTTTAATACAATCGGCAACAACCGCGTCATTATGAGCATAAAAAGTGTATAGATGACCACCTGCTTTTGAAATTTGTGACGCAAGATCTTGGAGAGATTCTATCATAAATTGTACTGAATTGTCAGATTTATATTTATTACCGGAACCAACTTGTTCAGGAGTGAAAATAAATATAGTATAAATATTTTTACACTTGTCATTTAATAAGTTTAATCCATTATTGTCAATTATTCTCAAATCCCTTCTGAATATGAATAATCCATTTTCAAATTTATCAGTCATTAAAATAATAATATATTAAATATTTATATTTTATATTTAATATATATAATATGTTTAAAAATATAGCAAATTTTGATAATATAAATGATTATTTACCATTATTTAACGCTGTTTTAATCACAGATTTATTTGTAATTTTATTATTAAATATAAGAGTAATTAAATCACAAGTTTTAAGGCAATGGTATTCGCAATATAATTTGTCCGCTGTTATTGCTGATGTATTGATTATATTAATTGGATTAATTATTACAAGAGCAATTTATTATTATATATTTGATAGTTTTTCAATATTTAAATTTATTATTTTAGCGGTAGCAGTACAAATTACTCATGATATATTATTTTATATGTTTTTCAGCAATATACCTAGAGGTGTAAATAAAATGCTTGATACATTTAAAGATTATGCGAATGATGTATCATATAAAGCAATTTTGGCGGATAGTGGCATGATGATAATGTCGTGTTTAATTGCTTCCTATCTTGCAAATAAAAATACAAATACAAATATTATTGTATTAGTTTCGTTTTTATATTTATTGCCATATTTATTATACAACTAATACTAAGATAAAATATTTTAAGTTATAATTTTTTAACTTTTAAATTGTTAAGTTTAAAATTTAAGTTTTTCCAAAAATAAAAGGTTTTTCAAAAAAATTGAATTGTTTTTTTGAAATAAGTGAAAAGTATTAAGATAATTAAATATAACACGATCAAATCATCTAATTGTAATTTTAAAATGAGCGCTATTATTATTGAGCAGTGCAAAATGTCTAATAATGACATTGTAATTTCGAAAAATGTAATTGTAAAATTTATATATATTTTGGCATATGTAGCTATTTACGCAATTAATTATAAGAGAATAAACGCATACTTTAATAAAAAGGAAGAAAAAGTTGAGGAAGAAGAATCTGAAGAAAAAGATTGGGATATTTGGACAAAGGAAACTAAACATAAAGAAAAAGATGTTAATAAATGGTATATTATTCCAAATCGTAACCCTTGTAGATACAAGGGTGAATGGGCAAATGGTTTGGCAAATGGTAAAGGAATTAAAGAAAATTATGGTTCAAATGATGTTAACCATTCTGTTGTTGAATGTAATTTTGTAAATGGATATGCGAATGGATATGGAAAACAAACTTTTGATATAACACGAGACGAAGAAGAATTTGCTCCGTATTATGAAGGTGAATTTAAAAATGGATACCAACACGGTAAAGGAACATATCACTATGGAAATGGTTGCTATCGCAAAGGTAACTTAGTAGAAGGTAAATTTGAAGGTAAGGGATTCTATTATGATAGTTTTAAGGAAAAAACTTGGGTAGGTATTTATGTTGATGATAAAAGAGACTTAGATAGTGGTGTTTGGTATGATGGAGAACTAACAACGGAAGATCATGAACTAAATGATGAAGACAAGTAAAAATGATATAAAATAAAAATAAATAATGTATTTTGTATAAGGGTTTTGTGTATTTTGTATAAGGACATAAGTCTAATTGTTTAATTAATTTAACTTAATTTATTTTTTACTATAATTATTATATATGATTAAACTCGATGTTTATACATCTTTAATTACATCTATTATAATACAAGTAATAACTGGTGTTATTGAAGTAATTTCTCTATTTACTAATCTACCTTCTAAATTTGCGTTTTTGAAGCAGATGATGTTATTAGAAGTATTTGTACAGTTTATAGAAGGTTCATTTTATATATATTGGTTTAATAATTTTAATAATGTTGTAAACATTACACCAAGTAGATATGTTGATTGGGTAATTACAACTCCAACAATGTTAATTAACTTAGTTTTTTATTTAATTTTTTTACAAAAACTCAATAATAATACTAGCGACAAGTTACATTTTTTCGAATTATTAAATCAAGAAATTGATACGATTGTCCCAATTTTATTATTGAACTGGTTAATGCTTTTATTTGGATATCTAGGTGAAATTTCTGTAATACCTGTGTTATTAGGTGTGTCATTAGGATTTATTCCATTTTTAATTTATTATTATATAATTTATGATAAATATGCTTTATTAAGTGAAGATGGTTTTAAAATATTTATATACTTTTTTATTTTTTGGTCTTTGTATGGGGTTGTTGCTATTTTACCTTATAAAATTAAAAACACTTGTTATAATTTTTTAGATTTATTTGCTAAAAACTTTTTTGGTATATTTTTAAGTTATCTTATATTTATAAATCGATATTAAACAACAAAATGGTTAATGATAAATGGGTTAAGGGTGAAATATAAAATTGTATAATATTTTGGATAATGGCATTAGTCCGAATGTATATTTATATAATTGTTTAATTAATTTACACCCTTGAATATTTAAAATGGGATATATTTTAATATAAATACATTAATAATAATTAATTATTCATGTATCCTTTCAAAATTAGTTTCTCTACTAAAGAACAAAAAGAAAAATACAAAGATGAAATTTATGGATATGCTAATGATTTAACAGAAATAAAAAACATAATATACAAATACGTGGATGAATATATTTATGAGTATAAAAAAAAGATATTTAATGAAATAGAACACAATGATGGAATTTCACAGCATACATTTTATAAAATGTATGATTTTCTACCAAGTGTAAAATATTTTGATATATCACCAAGAATATGGAAAGAATACGAAATAGATGAAGTAGAATTATGTGAATATTTTTTGTCCTATTTTAAATCTTCAATGGTGTAAAAGTGCTTTTTTCTTTTTTAGTTTTTCAAAAAAAAATGAAATGATTTTTAAAATAAAATAAGAAGTATAAATAATTAAATAAACCGCACATTAAAAGCAAAACTATCAACTAATTTTAAGATGAACACTAATACCATTGAGAATTTCGAAATCGCTGATAAGGATATCATTTCCACAAGCGCAACTATACAATTTATGTATATGCTATATTTAGTTACGTATTTTATTATGATATATTCGTTTATTCGTATGGTTAATTATATGAGAACAGATGCGTATTTTAACATAAAAGAGAAAGACATAAGCGCAAATGAAATAGTAGCAGCAGTCGCAAGCTTAGAAAAAGATACCAATACATGGTACACAAGTGAAGACGGAAAATGTCGATACAAGGGCGAGTGGAAGAACGGTCTGCCAAATGGCAAGGGAATTAAGCATTTCTACGATAGTGACTCATATATTGATGGCAATTTTGTAGATGGATTTGCGGAGGGTTACGGTAAACAGACTTACGAGCAAACTTGGGAAAAGACGCAACCATATTATGAAGGTGAATTTAAGAGAAATACCTATAACGGAAAAGGCGCGTATTATTATGGCGATGGAGACTATTACAAGGGCGAGTGGAAAGACGGTAAGTATCACGGACAAGGCGCCGCCTAC